TGGATTAAATGTCCTAATCAATGTGGTAATATTTTATTTTATTCGCCATCCTGTTTTGAAACATTTCAAGAAATAGAATCATATACACAAGAATTTAAAGACAATAATAACTATCATCATAATTATTGGTTTCCTCCAATAGAAGGAAGAATGATAATTTTTCCTTCTCATTTACAACATGAAGTAAAGAAAAATTTATCTAATGAAGATCGTATATCTGCTTCATTTAATATTAAATTAGAAAATAAAAAGATTGTATGGTTAGAGTAGTCGTCTATATAAAGAAATGATCTTTATAGGATGGAAGTTGATTATGAAAACCCTTGGATTTACGAAGGTGCTCCTTTTACCTCTGATGATATCGGGGACTATTATGGGTTCGTCTATCGCATCACCAATACCACCACTCAGAAGTCCTACATCGGAAGGAAGTATTTCTACCAGAAGAGGAAACCCAGAGGAGGAAAGAGAAGAGTCACAAGCGAGTCAGACTGGAAGCGATATTACGGAAGCTCTGACGACCTTAAACAAGATATTAGAAGCCTTGGTAGAGGTTCTTTCAGAAGAGAAATCCTCTCCCTCCACACAACCCTCGGAAAAGTAAACTACGAAGAGACAAAACAACTGTTTCTTCATAATGTCCTAACAGAGGCACTTGACGATGGGACGCCAATGTACTATAATAGCAACATACTCGGACGTTATATGCGTAAAGATTATGGCAACTTTGAAACAGACAGTGAATGAAACATATTATTGGTCGCTTGACCGAGTGTGTGAACTTTGTTCTCGTGGTGATTTTGAGGAGGTTGTGAACGGTGATGCACTTCGTCAAGAATTTGATGAGTGGATTAATGCAAATAACAAAGATCTAGACGAAGAAATTATCTCTCTTGCCTATATTGGGGAAGGGGGCGAGTATGACATATAGTTTATTGATTAAATAATCATGTTACAGAAAATTGTAAATGGAATCGCTATTGCAAGTGGTGTTGTATCTCTCACCGTTGTTGGTGCTGCTGGTTACGTATTCATACGTAAGGATGCGATTATCGACAACATCAAAAGCAAAGTAATGGAATCAGTTCTACCTGGTGGACTTTCAAATCTCGGCACTGGAGCACTTGGTGGAGCATTAGACATACCAGATCTTGGTGGTAATCCTATGGCAGCTCCTGATGGAACAGCTACACCAGATCTACCTGCAACAGGACCTTTATCACCTTTTTAGTTAATATAAAGTTAAGATTGCTATATATAAATAGTCGTCTTAATTTTTATGGCTGAAGAAGTAAAAAAGGAAGAACCTAAAAAGGTAGGACCACTCGGTAAGTTAAAAGAACTCGCAGAGGACAAAGAGGAGCAGATGGAAATCTTCTCCACTTTTGTGCGCTTGGGTATCTTAATCTGGAGTGGTGGAATATTGACATTGAATTATGTTTCAATTCCTAACTTCCCTCAGAAAAACATTGATCCAACTTTCATAGCGAGTGTCTTCACAGGAGTCCTAGCTAGTTTTGGAATCCAAACTGCAAAGAACAAAGATAAGGGTGCAGCTGCAAAACAAGCACCACCTATATCAAAAGCAGATATGGAAAAACTAATTGAAAAAGCAGCAAACACTGCACCTGCACAAACCATTCGTATCGAACAAGCACCTATGGTACTTGCTCCTACTCCTAACAAAAAAGCATGATGGAAAAGAAAGAGGTGAAGTGGTCTAGAGTATTTGCTCTTGGACTTGGAGGGATTCTTGGCATCTCTCATATTGGCATGATTGGAACTCTTATGAATCGTGAGAGTAAATTGCCAAGTATCAATGTGCCAGTAGGACCATATACAGCATACAAAGCAGAAGTCGGAAAAGAAGGATATAAGATAGAATATCGTGCAAACGATCCTTTGGTGATGCATGTGGAAAGGGATAGTAATACAAAAGGTGGGTTTCTGGGATTGGCTAATAACAAAGTTACGGTCACTGAACAATACACGATGGACGGTTCAATTCACACAAGACCCAATAATTCATCAACAACAATCACAGACGGAAAATCCGAAGCTTGTATCAAAGCAATCGGAAGTGCAGAAGGAACAGGAAGACTCGTCGGTTCAAGTATTGGTGCTAGTGCTGCTCCTACTTTGTCTAATATTCCCTTTATTGGTTGGGTTGCTGCTGGTTGGGTGACTATGTTCTCAGGTAATCAAGGTGCTGAGATTGGTGGTACTATGGCAGAGGATTTAAACAAAGATTGTTAATTATTAGTGTGTAAACGGACACATAATTGCGTAAAAATATGTCCCTGTTATACTAAATATTAGTGTACTGGAGTTGAAACTATCATGTCCCATTACGTAATTGGTTATCACGACCTACAAAACAATCATTACGAAATCTGCGAGTACGCAGATGACGCATACAACGCAATAAAACAAGCAAGAGAGGATCTGCCTGATATGAAGGCAAGTCCTCTTTCTTGTGAATATTGTCTAAAAGAGGATTAAGATGAACGGAAGATTAGATAAGGTTGCGATGACAGACAGACTTATGAAACTCAAAAGAGAACTACACTATAAGTGTGAGATCGGAGAGAAAGGTGAATGGGAATGTAATGGAGCAAATGAATATCTTAATAAAACTTTTGCTATACTAGATGAATATTGGCAATGACCAATAGATTTAAAGAAATACTTCCTCCTCATATTAAAGAAGAAAAGTCTTATCCAGAGTTAATAGCACTGGGCATCATGTTATTAGGTATACTTATCATTGATATAATGGGTTATTATCATGGTAACATGACATTACTTGAAACCCTAAAAAATTTGTGATTAAATAAAAGTAATTACAATACTTTTATGCTATCAACACAATATCGTCTTCGACTTGAAGGCATCTGCAAAGCAATCGCAGCAGGACAAGAAGTAAGTTTAGAAGATATGATATGGGCAGAGAAATTATCAAAAGCAAATACATCTGCAAGAGGCATGTTAAGTTCAGCAAGAAGATTAAAAACGGATGAAGACTCAACTTTTCTTAAGTACTTGGATATAGGAGACTCTGATCCAAGGAAACATAAAAAGGGTTTCGGTGGCGCAGATGATATAGCAGATTGGTTTAAGAATGATAGATCAGATGACTGGAGACAGCGTGACTGAATATGAAAAGAGAGCACTCGATCCATGTTGGCAACACAAACAAAAATGTGTTGCCATGTTCACCCTCGATTCACACAACACTAGCTACTTATATTGTAGAGAAGATGGAACATATTACTGGCAACATTGTAGAAAGGACGCGGAAGACGACATCTTCATAGATGCAGATCAAATACAATTAGATATGTTTGGAGACCCATACTTATCTAAGGACTTTATCATGAAAGCAATCTTGTAAGTATAAATACTTATAGAGAAAAAGAGGCATTATGAAAGACTTACCAATTAAATCAACAACTATTTTATTTGGAGTAGTATGTATAGCAGTTTTTACTTCTATTAATTATGCATGGGTATGAAACAATTTAATACATGGGTGTTAGACACCACAATTTATATCTTAGACTTTCTCTACAGAGGTAGAGAGTTCCAAAGATTTTGGGTATTAGAAGTAATCGCAAGAGCACCATACTTTTCATTTATCAGTGTGTTACATTTTCGTGAATCTTTAGGACTTCGTGGTGAGGATCACATATATCTAATGAAGGAACATTTTTATCAGGCACTCAATGAAACAGAACATCTGGAAGAAATGGAACTTAGGGAAGGCAATAAGTATTGGATCGACAGGTTCTTTGCCAAGCATCTTGTTCTTCTTTATTATTGGATCATGGTTGCTTACTATCTTATCAATCCTATTAACGCTTATGATATCAATATGAAGATTGAAAAGCATGCGTATGAAACATATGTTAAATATAGTGCATGGCATCCAGAAGATAAAAAGATAGCAGAAATAGCACAGGATGAATTAGATCATTCAAGAGAGTTAAGGAAAGCAATGTTGATGATTGCATAATGGAAGTAGTTCATAGTGTAAACATTATGATTTTATTACTATTGATTTCTGTGTCAATTGTGATATACTATATACTGAGATACGATCATTTCTTTCCAAATGGCTAAAAAAGAGAAACCCCGTGAGTATGCAAAAGATAGAATGGAATACTTTCGTGAGTTTCATAGGGTGATTGCACCAGTGGTTGTTTTAAAAAAGGATGAATAAGTTAGCAATAATCCCAATATTTTTTCTAACAATGTGTGGCACTGCACCAATAACAGATGATCCTGCACACGCATTTGAATTAGAGATAGAAGAGAGTCAGTGGAATTATGTTTATGATGCAATAGAATATATTAAGGCAGGTGAAAGAGAGAAGAAAATGACCGATCCTACTGATGTTATAAATAAAGCACTAATGGAGTTTAACAATGGGAGCAATGGTTCCACCGAGCAGAAAGAGCTGCTACAACTTCCGAGTGACGGAGATTAATCGTGTTCTTGACGGGGATACTATTGATGTCACCATTGATCTTGGGTTTGATCTATACAAGAAAGAAAGAGTTAGAGTTGCAGGAGTTGATACGCCAGAGAAAAGAACAAGAGATCTGGAAGAGAAGGCACTGGGATTAGATGCCACTAACTGGATGAAAGAACAATTGGAGGGAGCAATCGATGGAGATGATGAACTCACCATTAGAACCGAACTTGTTGGTGGCATGGGTAAGTATGGCAGGCTTCTCGGTTGGTTGTACGTTGGGGATGCTGATACTTCACTTAACGAACAAATGATCACCGAAGGATATGCCTGGTCATATGACGGTGGCACAAAACAAAAGAACTTCGAGGAACTTCGTGAAATACGAAGGTCTTTCGGTACATTACAGGAGGGTTAATCATGGCATTATCAGATAAAACTCAAAAAATCTTTGATAAGGTTGTTGAATGGGACAAGAAAAAAATTGCTTGGTTTCAGAAAAAATTTAACTTAACTGACTACCAAGTCCTTTGCATTACTTTTGCAAAAGGATTTATTATAGGTGCTATTATCTTATAGGAGAAAAATCATGTTACAAAAAATTATCAATGGAATCGCTATTGCAAGTGGTGTTGTATCTATCACCGTCGTTGGTGCTGTTGGGGTTGTATATCTCAATAAAGATGCTATCATCGAAAACGTCAAAAGTAAAGTAATGGAATCTGTCATGCCTGATGGCCTTGGAGATTTAGGATTACCTTCATCAGAAGGAACATCTTCACCATTACCAGATGGAGTAGGTTTGGGAGTTCCTAGTTTCTAATGAATTTTGTAAAAGCACAAATCAAAAGATTTTTCGAGACAGGAAAATGGGCAATGAAACTTATTTTTCTTGTTGTACTTGTAGAACTAGGATTGATTGTAGGAGTTGTTGCAACTATGGGCAATGAATTAACTGATGAGGATGGTAAAAATATTCATCATTTATTAGCACTAGCAATGACTAAATCATTTGCTTTATATTCAATGGAAAA